TCTTGGCCAGGAGCTTTGTGGTCTCGCGCGCGAGGTAACTCTCCAACTTGGTCTCCAGCGCGTCGAGGCTCGACACCTTCCATCGCGTCATCAGCTTCTTGATGCCTGCGGCCACGTCGCGGCCCTCGACTCGGCACGCCACGCGGTGACGGATCAGCGTCAGCGCGAGCGCCACCAGCGGCTTCGTGACCCGCGACAGGACGGCGGACCCGGCCACCAGGTCGTTGCGCTTCAGGAAGGCGTCCATCGTGGACTTCGCGACCGAGCCCTCCGGAGCGGACGGCGCCGCCTCGATGTGGGAGACCCACTGATGGGCAAAAGCCACTACGGCCTTCGGACAGCGATAGGTGATCGTGAGCGGCAGCCGGACGCAGCTGAAGTCCTTCGCGATCAGGTCGAGCGAGTCGGCGTCCGCGCCGGTGAAGCCGTAGATGGCCTGGTGGCGGTCGCCCACGGCGATCACCCGCCCGCCCTTCTTGAGCAGCGCGCGAACCAGCGCGCGCCGCGCCGGGTTGGTGTCCTGGGCCTCGTCGACCATCACCACGTCAAACTGCCAGAACCTGACCCGGTGGACCAGCGGCATGTACACCATGTCGTCGAAGTCGATAACGTCCAGCGCCTCGTTAGAGGAGCGCAGGACCTTGATGCACAGCGGGACTATCTCCGCCAGCGGCGCCGGCCCGTCGTCCTCGTCGAACACGTCGAAGTGCTGCGCGATGTCCGCCCACTCGTCGAAGCTGTCCATCGAGCCGACGACGCCGAGCGCCCGCTGCTTCGCGAGGCTAACCAGGGTGACGACCGCCTCGGACCACACCGCGAGCGGGTGGGCCGGCAACAACATGCACTCGACGATGTTCGCGACCTTGTGCTCGGCGACCTTGACGTTCGGCCGCGCCTTACGATACGCGCTGAAGCCGAAGGAATGGACGGTGCCGGCCTGGGCCTTCTTCCAATCAATACCAAGCTTCACCAGCTTGGTCTTGAGCTCCTCGGCTATCTTCTTGTTGTAGGCCATCATGGCGACCTGGCCCCGGATGATCTTCGCGGCTTCGAGGAGGACCGTAGTTTTGCCCGCGCCGGCGACCGCTTCGAGGACGCAGGACCCGGTGCCCGTGCGGCACCAGGACAGGAACGCGGCTTGTTGTTCCGACCAGTTCATTTTCCACTCCGTCAGGGGGTTGGTATCGTGAGCCGGCTCCGAGGAGCCGGCCTGCGATATCAACTTTAGATGGTGACTACGTCGCACTCGACGCCGAGACCGTACTTGCCGCCGTGGTAGATGCGTCGGCCGCGACCGCGAAGGACCTTGAAACCGGCCTCCTCGATAGCTTCGACGTGGTCGTAGAAACGTCCCGGCAAACGCCAGCGGCGACCGCTACGTGAATAATTCCTAAGATGCTGGATGACGTAGCTGAAGGCGTTCCCCTGGACCGTCTCGCCGGTGGAGAGGGTATATTCGCCGGTGATGATCTCTAGGAGGTCGGTTGCGAAATTTTCGCGGTCCTGCGCGGTCTTAAAGTGAACGCGGTTCTTGTTTCTGGCTTGATAATTAGAATAAGTCGAAGTCCACATTTTCCACTCCTGAGTCCGGGCGCGTCTCGCCCGCAACAAGAAGTATGCCGGAACATGATCGGAAAGTAAACATAAAAAGAAAGAAAATTTAATTATTCAATGAAACCAATCACTTGGTCAGGTAAAGACTGACCCTATCCCAGTCCCAGCGGGCGGGGCCTCCGGGCCACATTCCCAGGGCCGGGGCGCCCGCCATGCCCTTCTCGGATAAGGTCCTAGCGGCCACGCCCGGGTAAAGGTAGAGCGCGTCTATGGCCGCTCCTCGCCTAGGTCCGGACGGGGCGTGACGGCGGACGGCGACGAAGGTTCGGCCCCCGGCACGCGCCCGCCGCTCCAGCCAGGCGACCTGGCCAATCTCAAAGGTAACGGCCCAGGCTCCAGTCAGCTTACACTCGATCCAGAACTCTACTCCCCCGACGCAGCCATTGAGGTCCGGGATGCCGCGCCCGGTCCCACCGGTCTCGATCCCCTGCCAGTGGACCTCCGGCAGGTGCTTGGCGAACAGCTGACGCAGGCCGCCGTCACTCATTTGCAGAATTTTTCTATGGCATCAGCGTACTCAATTAAAGTAGCCACGCGAACAGGCACGACTGACTGGCTGTTAACACTTGCAGTCTCCCTAAGCTCTTTAGCTATTAATTTGATGGCGCCAATGCTCTCTTGACTGAAATTTAAGTTTAAATGAGCGCCACATGCGTAGCAGTGCACATCCCCAGGACCTGACTTCAACGGGAAGTGAAATTGAAAGAAATTTTCTTTACACATATGCTGAATAGTCCATCTGGGGCCGTGTTCCATCATTTTCTCCCGCTTGCGTACTTGTTTCGATTGTCAGTCAGCGGGCTCTTGCCCTTGGGCTTCGGAACCTCCATCTCCTGGGTCCAGAAAACGTGGGCGCAGCCCTGGCACCGGCGCTTGCGCAGGTCTAGGCGGGTGGCGAGGACCGTGGACTTCTCACCGCAGATCGGGCACGGGTAGGCGCTCATGTTTGTTGCTCATCCTCTAAGTCGCCCAGATACTTGATGCTATTTATGGAAATCATGCGGAAGTCCGGTGGCACCGTTCCTCGAACGGCATAGAGCGACTTGCCGGGGCGACCGCGCTCTATCACCGCGCGGCCCAGCTCCTCGAACCGGAAGCGGTCGACCTTACAGAATATTTCGTCGGAGTCATCCTGAAAGAATAAGTTAAGCGCTTGCGTCGGACCGCTAAGCCGGCCCCTTCGTCCGGCTTGTTCGCGCTTTTGAACATTGGCCGAATCATTCTCATCTCTCGGCGCTATCCTTTTGACGACCGCGAGGATGATGACATTTTGCCATCGTCCAAAGTTCCCGCACTGCACGTCGATTACTGAAAGAGGCTCGGAGGACTCAATGATTGTTGAGAGGTCGGGGTATAGCACCTTCACCCTATCGCGTATCGGATAGAGAGTGTCCAGACTGGTCTTAGCGGTGGCGAGGCGCTTCGCTAGTGCCTCGCGCAAAGGGTTGCCCAAGGCGCGAGCGTCTAATATCTCCATCACAGCTGCTGGGCCGATGCCCTTTATAGATGTGAGTGGGCCAACCAATTGCTTGTCTCCGTTAATGGCCCAGCGCTCCGTAGAGTGCTCCAGGTCGAAGGCGATGTAGTCGATGCCCTCGCTCTTTAGCTCACGCAGCAAGGTGAGTTGCTTGGTAGGGTCGGCTTCCGCATCTAGCGTCGCTGCCGCGAACTCCATCGGGTGGTGTGCCTTCAGCCAACAACAATAATAGGAAACGATGCCGTAGGCGACGGCGTGGCTCCTATTAAAGGCCCAAGAGCCCATCGTGTTGATGTGACGCCATACTTGATCCGCGGTGTCTTCGTCAATACCGTGGGTCGCGGCGCCCTTAAGAAAGTTGACGCGGTAGCGCTCAAAGAATTCATCTCCCAGCCGGCCTGACATAGCCTTACGGATAGCGCTGGTGTCTTCCCAAGAAAACTTTCCCATTTCGCGGACGATGTTCATCACCGTTTCCTGATAGATGACGATGCCCTGGGTGTCCTTCGTTAGCTCGGTCAACATCGGGTGAACGGTGGAGACCTCCTCCGCTCCATTGCGCCGCTTCACCCAGGAGTTAGCTCCGCCCGTCGCGAGGGGACCGGGGCGCGCGAGCGCGGTGATGGCTACCATATCCTCCAGCTTGTCTATCTTTACCTGCTTCGCAAGGGATTGGAGAGCGGCGCCGGTAAATTGGAAGATGCCGGCGAAGTGGCCCTTGTTGAGCACTTCAAAGGCGGCAGGATCGTCTAGCGGCAAGGTCTCCAAATAGCCGGACTTGTCGGGCTTCCCGACAAACTGCAAGGCGCGCTCGAAGATAGACAGCTGCGTAAGTCCCAGCGCGTCGATCTTCAGCAGGTTGAGCTCCTCAGCGTCCTTCTTATCGACCATCGCGGAGCGGGTTCGCTTATTGACGGCGACATACTCCACCACGGGCTCTTCAGTGATGACGATACCGGCCGCGTGTTGGCTGGCGTTGTTCGGGTGGCCCTCTAGCCGGCCGGCTATCTTAACCTCCGGGAACTCGGCCAGCATCTTCCGGCCGGCGTCCGTTTCATTGATGGTGTCTTCTAGGGCCAACATGGCGCGAGCGTCGCCGCTACTCCGCTCGATAACGCCGTCTAGTACCTTCTCGACCTGCCACCTTGGGATTTGGAGCGCCATGCCGACTGCGTTAAGAGCGGAGCGCGGCTTAAACATTCCGACCGTTCCTAGTCGGGCGACGTGATCGGCGCCATATTTCTTCTCGGCATAGTCGAACACCATCTGCCTGCGCTGATCGGAAAAGTCGATGTCGATGTCAGGCAAGTCGGTGCGGGTGGTGTCGATAAACCGTTCAAAGATCAACCCGTAAGGAATAGGGTCGATGGTCGTGATGTTTAGCAGATAGCAGACCAGAGACCCGCAAGAGGAGCCGCGCGCAGGACCCACTATCATCCGCTCCTTCGCCCAGTTGACCATATCCGCGATGACATAGAAATAGTCCTCAAACTTCTTTTCCTCGATCAGCGCTAGCTCGCGATCTAGACGTTCCTTATAAACAGGAGTTGAAAGATCAACTCCTGTTCTCTTAGCTCCGTCCACGCACATGGCGCGCAAGGTCTTGGGCTTCTTCGGCTTTAGCAGCGTGGCCTTCTTCATGGTCGCCTTGCACTGAGCCATCGCCGCGTCGCGATTACGCAAGGCGGCGGCGAGCGTGGGCTTGTCCGCGATATATTTACACGCCTCGCGCCATTCGGCGTCCGAAAGTATCCATTGCGGGTAAGTCTGGGTCGATGCGCGGCGACCTAGGGTGATGCGATAGAACTCTTCATCCTCCCGGCGCGGATAGACGTTGTCGCTGACGGCCAAGAACTTAAAGCCGCGCTTCGCGGCGGCGGAGGCGAGACCTTTGGGGAGAGATGGGGAAAGACCAATGAAGAAGTCCTTCATTGGTTTCCCCATTTCTTCTATTTGCACCCGTTCGCCGCTGATCTTGATTAGGTCCTTCGCGGCTAAGGCCTGCTTGTAGGTTAGCGCCGGCTCCTTATCGCCGTTAAGGGTGGCGAGGCCGATTAGGTCGTGCAATGGTCGGAGCGAAGACTTAGCGAAGAATGTCCAGCGGTCGGAGACCGAATGGCGGTGGCCCACATTGGTGGCTACGTTGAGCTCAACCCCATAGATAGGACGGAGTTGAGCGGACTTTGCCAGCTTGGTGAACTTCGTGAAGCCAAAGGTCGAGTTAGTGTCGCTGATGGGCGCGACCTTCCATTTCAACTCCTGCATCCGGGAGATGACGTCGGGGAGATGGCCCACGGCGACTTTGAATGAGAAGCCGGTTCTTATTCTCAAATGATCCCCCTCTTGAATAGCTCCACGCAGATACGCACCAGCGCCTCGACGTCCGCCCGCGAGCGGTGAGCGCCCGCGAAAGCTTCCCCAAACAGCTCCTGGTAAAGCTTCGTCATCGTCAGGCGGTGGCCCTTAAGGTGCAGGGTCTGCTCGACCGTGCAAATCACTCGCGGCCACTTTACTACGCGGCCCAAGCGCTGGGCCTCGATATCAATCATCTCCTTGTCGAAGCTGGCGTTGTGAGCGATGACGACGGGGCTTGATTCAATCAACTTGACGATGGAGTCAAATTGCTGATCCATATATTGCGCGTCCATAAGCATCGCGTTGGTGATGCCGGTGATATCGGTGATGGTCTTCTTCTCCCCGAAAGCCGGAGTATCGGAGAGCGGCTTGCTGGGTTTTACTAGAAGGTCAAGAGTTTTCTTGGCCTTCCCTGTTTTCAGGTCGACCAGTAGGCCGGTGAACTCAATGATCTCCGGCTGGAGGTCCAATTTGACGGTCCTATTCTTCGTTAGGCCGGTGGTCTCGGTGTCGAACACGAGTGCTATCATCGGTGAATCCCTATGAGCAGCAGGAGGCATGTTGCGCCGGAGACGAAGCCGGCGGCGAACGGGTGCATCGCCACGAAGCTCCGGGCGAAGGCTCGCCAGCTTAGGCCGAAAGGGAGTGTCATTTGGCTAACATCTCCGCTATTTTTCGTGCGAGCCTATGTGGCCGCTGGCGCTTGACTGCGTCGTGAAGCGTGTGGGCCCCGTCTTTCTTGAACATGTCCATCAACATCCGCTTTATGTCGTGGTGCTCGGCATGAACCAGAAGTTGCTCATAGGTAGGCTTGTAGTTGTAAGGCATCTTACACCAAAAAGTTGTAGGCATAGCGCCCGTTGATGTTGAGGCTGTTCTGGCTGGGCGTCGCCCAGCGCAGGTTGGCGCGGCGGCAGTCGAGCGATTGTCCGTTGCGGTGGTCGGCTATCGTATGCTCCGGGGATGGCGGTTCAGGCTCATTGCGCTTCATGATCTCCTTGTGGAGATAGTAGCTCACGCCGCGTGAATGACGGTAAAGGTAAATTTTGCTGCCGCCGCGCGATAGCTTCGGCCCCCAGGACCATTGCACGGCCCAGTGATAATCCTCTTCATCGATGAGCGCGAACACGCTTTCTCTGTTGTCGCCGTAGATGCGATGCTGGTGGCGGAGCGGCGTCGGGTCCTGGTCCCATGGCATCGATGGATTCAAGGATAGCGCTGTACACAGTGTTGTCGTGGATCGAGTCAGCATGACCAGTCTCCCAGTTGTTGCAATAACGCGACAGCTTTACGATCTGGAGGAGCAGGATGTGCATCCGGTTCCAGTCCTGCACCGACTTTAGCTCTACTCCGGCCGGGAATAAACCGGCCATTACGTGGCCGATTTTAAGAAAGTTGTTGCCATAGACCTTGTTGCGGCCCTCGAAGGTCGCGGCGCCGTCGCGCAGGAACTCGGCGGCTGTTTTCATTTCGCCGGCTCGATACGCTTGATGAACTTAAGATAAGTCCCTGGACTTAGCTCATGTATGCGGTAATGGTACTTCCGGCCGTAGCCCGGGGAGTCCGGGTCCGTCAGGAAACTGCTAGTGTGGGACTGGGTAAAGGTCTCCTGGACTAGCGGGGCGCCTAACATATCAGGGAACAGTTCATCTGGCTTCAGGTGATGACCTATATGGCTGGCGAAGGCATAATTTGAATTGAAGAGCGGATTAACGCGCTCATGCCAGTGAGGTCCGGAGATGTAGCGCAAGATTTCCAGTTCAATTCCGAGAGAATAATTGAACTGGAGTTCCGCGACATTCTCTACTTTCTGAGTGCTACCTGCCACGACGGATTGGCCTGTGACAGTATCGATTATCCAAGGCTCATTTAAGAGCCCGAACTGGGCCTTCAGCTTGTTAGATTGCTCTAGGTTGGAGCAATAGAAAGCGACTTGATCTAACTCGGGCATGTCCACTCCTATAGTCCGTAAGGGATGATGGTTCCGGCGAGATACCGGTGGCGCTCCTTAGTGGAGAGAAGGAAGGCGACGAACTCCGCTAAGGTATCCGGGCTAGTCTCCTCCCCGGCGGGCAAGGAGGCAAGTTGATAATTCCGCGCCTCCTCTGGCGTCCAGCCGCGAAGTTCGCAAACCTTCTTATCAATGTAGTCAGACATGCCGGTGCCCTTAAGCTTATTCGGGCTGATGCCGAAGACGGTGATGCCGTGGGTCTTGATCAGCTCACGTGACATCTGACGCGTCATGATCTCCGCCGCGCCTTTAGAGGCATTGTAGGCCAGCGAAGAAGTCATCGGCATATGACTGGCATTCGAGACGATGTTCAGGATGGTTCCGTCCTTGAGGTAGGGGAGGAGCGCCTGGGAGGCCAGATAGATGCCTTTCGCATTCGTGTCCATGACTCGGTCCCAATCTTCTTCCTTCAGGGTCGGGATGAATTCGATATGGTTAACGCCCGCGCAGTTAATCAAGCAATCTATTTTATAAAATTTACGTGCTGCCAGCCTAACTGATAAGGGGCTTCGAACATCAACACCCGACGCCAACGACCAATCGATAACGGTAGAGTCAGGGAGCCGCTCCAGATGGGGCATTATTGCCAAACCGAGACCGGAGGAGCCGCCAGTGATAACCGTGATCATATTCCACTCCTCTTGGAGAAGACTTGAAGAACGGTGACGCCTGCCTCGCGGAAGGCCGCACAAACGTCATCGCGGTCCTCTAGCAGGAAAGCGATGTCGTTGAAGTCAGGAAAGCGCTTCCGGGCCAACTCCAGCTTTATCTCCGGCGACGGATGGAAAGCATCATCCGGTCGCATCAATAATTCGTGAACGTGGGCGCCCCAGCGCACCAACCAATTAAGCGTTAGCTGGCGCCACTTCTCCGGTCGAGCGGTAATGCCGACGATGGTGTAGCGACAAAGGTGTAGCGAGTTGATGAGTCCTATCACAGGCAACAGCGGCAAGTCTCCGCTGCTGGCTTCGTGATAGGCATCCCATGTGCCGATAAGTTCATCGCGCCAAAAGGCGTCGGAAAGCGTATGATCGATGTCGACCAGGACGGCGCGCGGGGCTTTCATCCCCAGGTTCCTTTCAAAGTGTCGAGTTCCTTGAGCGCGGCGTTAACGCGCGGAGCGTCGATAGGCGCGGCGGAGCCCAGGGCCTCCTTCAGGATGGCGTCCAGGGCTGGCGTCCGCGTCCGCTCCGGGTCGAGGAACGGCTGGGTCCAGGGGAAGACGGCGACGGCCTGCCGCTCCCACTCACGGGCGACGTCGGCATACTCGCCCTGAGCCCGTAAGCTCTTGCGCTTCCCCAGTAGATCAGCCAGGGTGCGCAGGTTCATTTTCACGATGATGTTCGTAAGGACATTGGTGGGAAGTACGCCGCGCGCGTCCTGGGCGGGAACGCCGGCATCGGTGAGGTTCTGATAAACGTCACGGATGACGCGCATACATGCCTCCCATGCATCGACCTTGTCTTTGTTGACAACGGTCACAGGGAGAAGCGCTTCAAAATCACTCATATCCACGACCCGCTGAGCCTGCTGAGCGTAAGAGGCGGTGCGGGTGCGGACTAGCTGGTGGGTGAAGGCGCGGGTGACTCCGGTGATCTCAAAGGTGAAGTCAACGAACTCCCAGGAGGAGCGAATGGTGTTCGCGACGTAGGACAACTCCTTTTGGAGTTGGTCTATGTTCATCTCCTGCACTTTCTTCCGGGTGTCTTCGCCCTGGGTAAGGCGAGTGTTCTTCGTGTAAACAAGGAGGCGCGCGGCGTACAAGGGATCGGGGTTGCCGGCGCCAGTGTAGTCTATCAAAGTCACTTTCATTTTCCACTCCTGTGTCGAGCTATAGCGTAGCTACCGGCCGTGATCCAATGGTCGATGCGCCGGAGATCATTGACCAAGTCGTCCATCAGTAGACCAGGACGCCACGTCGCGAAACGCCCCAGCGAGAAGATGTTGAATTTGTCCGTGGCCCAAAACATGAAGGCGTGCCGCTCCTCGTCGCTAATGGGCATAATCTTAGCGTAGTGTTGGGGATAGGTCCTGATGTCGCTACATGATTTAGGAGGAATGCCAATAAGGTCAGCGGCCATGCTAACAGCTAAGCCCGCAAAGGTAATCTTGCCTGGCAATTCGACTATCAATTCATTGCCCGTGATCGAGATGCGCGAGATTGGCAAGTCGGGGTTCGGCACCAGTAAGGAAATATAAGCATCACAATCCGCAATGGTCGCCTTGACGTTCACGCCGGTGACATAGTTGAACTCTGGCTGTTTCGGATACTTCAACAGCGTCATCAACGTCGGCATTGGAAGCGTGGAGATGATAGGATGACTGCTCTTGTTATTGAATAGGAATGGGGTGCCATACTTAATATCTAGGCGCTCCGCCATCCTAGAGATCAGGTCGGGCGGCGCGATCCAACGGTCGGCGGTCGTGGTGCCGGAAATAATAGAGCGGTCGGAACGATACTGGCTCCCGTTCTTAAAGGAATAGGCGAGCGCGTCCGCCACCGGGTTCTTCCAAGGCAGATGCGTCTTGATCATTGTCACCTTACGGAACGGAATATTGAGCGTGTCTCCGACTATGGGCGAGCGGAAGCGCAGCACCGCTGAATGATTGTTAGGAAGAGCGCTCTGCCGTTCAACGATGAGTGGTGAACGATGGCGCAGCATGTTGCCGGCGAGGAGGCCCGCGAGGCCGGCTCCGATGATCGTGGTCATTTTTCTTCCTCCAATTTTAGAAGGCGGGCGCGCAAGTCGTCCTCCATGACGGACAAAAGTCCCGAGACCTTCGCGAGCGAGTTGGCCGCGCTCGCGGCGAGGTCGGCCTCCGCCTCCAGCGCGTCGCGGCGGACGCGCAGCGGGACCTTGCACTCGACCACGGCGGCCAGCATCTCGCGCAGGCCGCGCTCGTTGAGGTCGTCGATCATCACACGAACTCCTTGGCCTTCGCCAGCCAGGCCGGCATGGTGAAGGTGCCGTCGCCGTTGTCCTCGACCTGGGACTTGGGGACCCAGGCCTGGCGGGTGCCGTCGTGGAGGAGCAGCGCCTTGTCGGTCTCGGCGCGGACCTCAGCAGTCAAATTGAATAGCTCTTTCTTCTTCATATTAGCCTCCTTTAGTGGCTCAGGCTGTCAGCCTCACTTAGCCCTCCGGGCGCGCGGTGACGAGGCGCGCATCGAGTGGAAGAGGAAGGGCAGCTGACCTGCCCGCCCGGAGGGGACCACTGTTATCACTTTGGCGGCAAGACGACGTAGCCTGCATATATCAGCGCGTTGACGATTTCATCAGTCTTAACTACGGCATATTGGCTCTTGTCTGCCGTCCTGATGACGGTTTTCTTCTCCGCCATCAGTTTGTCATCGACCTTAAGCAGCCCAAGCTTGATGAGCGTCTCGACCAGAGCTGTTGCGCTACAGTCTTTTGGATGGCTTTCTTCGACTTCCTGGCTGATCTTTATGGCTTCGTTCCTCGTCATGTTAGCCTCCTTTTGTGCGTCGACTGGTGACCTTGAACGGGACATGTCCAGATGTAGGGCCGCAGGTCACCTTTCTGAGAGCCGACCTCGACGCCGACCGACCGTAACACCCCTACATCTTTTCGTTGTCGGCGGGACCCTCATCCTGGGCGAACTGGCGGGCGCCGGAGGCGAGGCTCTCGTGGAGGTTGCGTCCGCGCTCGGCGTCCTCCGCCGTGGGGACCCACATCGTGGTCGGCAGGCCGTTCCTCTCCGGGCCGGCGTCGGCGACGTCGAACAGGTACCACGACTGGTCCTGTCGAGCCTTGAGGCGCGTGGCGACCCGGTAGTAGACCAGCCATATGTCGGCCTTGGCACCGTTGACGCGCTTCGAGGCGATGAGCATGTTCCACTGCTTCGCGACGGTGTGGCCGGTGGAGGAGAAGGGAAGAACGAGCGGAAGAGGCTCGTCGCCGTCCTCACCGACCATGTACCCGCCGACATATCGAGTTTCAACCAACAAATTTCCGGTCGACTTCCGGTACCACACCATCTTGGCCGGGTTCTCCGGGTGCGGGCGCTGGACCTTGTCGTTGGAGGTCTCTAGATAGTCCTCCGGGTGGCGCGCGACGAACCCGCCTCCGCCGCCGCCGCCCTTGGTGCGCGGGAGCCACTCGATCACCGCGGCCTCGCGGTAGCAGGGTTGAAACAGGAAGCCCTGGTCGCCCTTGATCAAGGGGTTCGGGGCGTTCTTCAGCAAGATGTCGCCGGCCTCGGCGCCGGGTACATAGTTCGGTCCGCGCTTCTCGCACTCCGGGGACTTGGCGTCCAGGACCTTCGCCATCGGCAGCAGGAAGTCCTTCGCGTCGGACGGGACGCCCGCGCCGGTCGACTCGTAGGAGCGCAGGTGGGCTGGTAACCCCTCTTGGGTTGCCAGGGTAGAGGCCGCGCGGCGCGCAACCTCCTGCTTGGGCTTCTTCTTCAGGGCAGTTGCCATGGTCGTCATCCTTCTGTGGTTAAGAGTGTCTCAAAGTTCACGACGAGCGCCCGAGCGGCGAAGTAGTCGCGTGAAGTTAAGTTCATTACTTGCGCTCCTCGGGGCGGACGACGCGGCCGACCGAGGCGCCGAGGGTCGCGAGCTGCTCGGACGTGAGCGCCTGCCCGCCGTCGTAGATTTCGCGGAGCCAGGCGCCCAGGGTGCCGGAGTGGACGGACTGCTTCAGGTCGGCCTTAGGGCCGAGCTTCTTGATGGCGGTGACTATCTTCTTGGCGAGGGACAAGGAGCCCTTGGGAAGTTTTGTGCTAACTTCCGTCTTGATCAGGTCCTCCGCCTTAAGCCTCTTCAGGAGGGCGAAGGCGGCGTCGCGCTTCTCCGGGGGCCAGGAGGCCGCGATGGACGCGGAGAAGTAGGGCTTCATCACGAAGTCCATCCCTGGGGAGTTCCCCTGGGGCGGCAGACCGATACGATCGGTGCCCGCCTCGTCCATCAGCTCCGGGAGGGTCGTGTGGTAGAGTGAAAGCAACTCTTGCTTTCGCTCTTTCAGCTGCCCTTCTAGATCAGAGATGACCAGCTCCAGGTCGCGAGCATGCGCCGCCTTCTGGCGAAGGGCTTCGATCTTGTCAGTCATATTAGCCGTCCTTTCCTCTTCCGAAACGGAGCCTGCCCTATAAAAACTGTTTTGGAAAGTGTTTTCTTTAAACAGGAAAATAAAGATTTTGGTTAGGGGAGAAAAGAGCGATAAGAGCAGCCTGGCGTAATAACAGGAGAAGACTATGGCTAAAAAGAAGGAAGTGGCGGCCGTGGCCGGGGTGCCGGCGCTGATGGCTTACTTGAACCGGGTCGGAGCGGAGTTGTTGTCGTTTAGGCGGGCCATGGTTAAGGAGCGCTCTAAGGGCGACGCCTATTATATAGAGCGCACGCTGATCAAGATCGCGGCGGACGGGTCCATAGATTGTTCCCGGAAGGACCACGCCCCCACGAAGGAGGAAGAGGAAGACATAAAGGCCGGGTTCAAAGGGGTGAAGTTCCCGCGCTCGGTCGGCGCGACGGCGGCGAGCTATAGAGACTGGCTTAGCCGGCAAAAGGGCGACCACGGGAGGTTCTTCGCTCTATTAGAGCGGCCGAGTGGGCTGATAAAGATGGTGCAGGAGCGGCGCACGCCCACTGATGGCGGGGCGAAATACTTTGTCTCGCATTCGTTCTGGGACGATGGGGAGTGGCGCGACCTGGAGCCGGATGGAGCGCTGCCATTCTGGAAACCAGAAAGGAAGATGAAGCCGCGCATTATGATTCATGAAGGGTGTAAGGCAGCTAAATTTGTTCATGATCTTACCCAAGACGCAGCGCGACTTAAGGCGCACCCGTGGGGCGAAGTGCTGGGGCTGTATGAACACTGGGGGATGATCGGCGGGGCGCTCGCGCCGCACCGGACGGACTATGCCGAATTGAAAGCGGAGCGCCCGGTCGAGGTGATCTACGTATGCGACAACGATCCCCCGGGAGAATCAGCGCTCCAGAAAGTCGCGAAGAACTACGGGGCTTCGATGAAAGGCATAATGTTCGGCAAGCACTTTAAGATGTCTTGGGACATGGCGGACCCGTTGCCGGATCATATGTTTATCAAGGGGAGGTTCGTGGGGCCGACGCTCAGGTCCTTGTTTCAATTCGCGACCTACGCGACCACACTAATTCCTCCGGAGGGCGGGAAGGGGCGGCCGGTGGCAATATTGAAGGAGGCTTTTAAGGAGGAGTGGGTGCACGCCGTGAAGCCGGAAGTTTTCATCCATAAGGAATGGCCCAACAAGATATGGACGCTGCCGGAGTTCAATAATAAGGCCGCGCCGTTCTCGGATGTGGACGATACCGGGCGGCTGCTTAAGAAGGACGCGGCCTCGAAGAGCGCCACATTGAAATATGATCCAGGTAAAACATCCGGCATCTATGGGCACGACGGACGCTTTATAAATACGCACGTGCCCTCGGAGATTAAAGCGGAGAAAGGGGACGCGGGGCCTTGGCTGGAGTTCATGGAGCTGCTGGTGCCGGGGGAAGGCGACCGGAAGGAGCTAATGAGGTGGTGCGCGACGCTTATCGCGCGCCCGGACATTAAGATGTTATATGGAGTGCTGTTGATCTCCGAGACGCAGGGAATAGGGAAGGGCACGCTGGGTGAAAAAATCCTGGCGCCGCTTGTGGGGGAGGATAATGTGTCCACGCCGACTGAAAATGAGATCGTGGAATCAAATTTCAACTACTGGCTAGCCCACAAGAGGCTTGCAGTCGTGCACGAGATTTACGCGGGCCACTCCTCAAAGGCCTACAATAAGCTGAAGTCGATTATCACTGATCGCACTGTGACGGTCTCGAAGAAGTACATGGCGAATTATGATGTCGAGAATTGGATGCACATCTTTGCGTGCTCTAACTCGATGCGCGCTATTCAGCTGTCGGGGGATGATCGACGGTGGTTCGTGCCGAAGGTGACTGAGGAGAAGTCGCCTCCGGAATACTGGATGAAGTTTAATGCGTGGTTGAGCGAGCAGGGCGGGCTAGGGATTATTAAGTGGTGGGCGGAAGAATGGCTGAAGAAGGAGGTGCCAGTCCTGCGCGGGGATAGTGCTCCGTGGTCGACTACGAAAGCGGAAGTTGTCGAAGAGGGATACTCACCCGGCATGGCGCTCGTGGCGAGGTTGTTTGATAAAATAAACGAGGAGATAGCGAAACCGAAGGCGGAGCGGTGGGTAGGAAAGGGAGCGAACGGGTCGCGCTCTCTCAAAATAGATGACAATGTAATCATCCTCGATACGGACCTCGTAGCCCTGATCAAGGACCAGATTTACGAGGGCCGGCAGAGCGACCGGCTGGAAAAACCGCTCACCGTTCGCAAGATAGCGAGGACGAAAGGGTGGTCTATTAACGAAAATAGGGCCTCGACGGTACCATTTTGGAAGCTTTCCGGGTCCGGATCGAGGGTTTTGGTGCCCAAAAAGGACCAAACTGGGGTCCTGATTTCCACTTTTGTCAAGTCCGGGAGGCTCCCTTTGGACCTCCGGGCCTTCCTAGAAATCTGAAACCAATAGGTTAGGAGATGCCGTTCAAATTATTGATCGCTCAAGAGAAAGACCAATCGAATAGCCAAATACCAAAAACCATTTTTCAGGTCTTTCTCACAACCCTAGACTCAACTTCTAAAAATAAAAGAAGGGGAAGGGGTTCCTGGAATTGGCCATTTTTTGGCTTTTGGTTTTTGGAAGAAAACATTTTGCGCTCGGGCTGGTTTGGGCGTAAACCCTTCAGCCGAGAGACGACCTCTCTGGTTGGGAGACTTTCGGGCTTGGCTTGGTCAGTCGTACAAACAAACGCACCCGCGACCGCTTCCGTTAATTTGGAGCGGCAGGAGTTTGTTTACTACAACCCGCGCATTAAGCTTCGTTCCTCCGGTCGCATCGCTCAATTGTTTCCAAATTATATGTTTGTGGCGGCTATCGCGGAGCGGTGGCGAGCGTTGTTGGCGACGAAGGGCATTGTTCGGTTGTTGATGTCGGGTGTGGAGCAACCCGCGACTATCTCCCAAGAAGTTATCGATCAACTTCGTGCGCGCGAGGTAGGCGGCTTGGTGAAGCTCGATCAAAGAAGGTTTCGCGAAAATCAAACTGTTCAAGTTCAACGCGGTGTGTTTGCTCAACAGTTGGCGATTTATAATGGCCAATGCGGGAGCGACCGCGCGTTTGTTCTGTTGAGGTGGCTCGGTGCGCAGCGACGAGTTAAGATTGACGAGGACAACCTGGCAGCCGTCTGAGTAGGCCTGTCTGCCACAAGTTTGTCCGGTGTGCCCCGCATTCTGATGTCGGGAGCGGCAGCTATGAAAAGTCTAACATAAGATTTCAAATGCCAAGAGGCGGCGCAAGAGCAGGTGGCGGTAGGAAGAAGGGCGGCGTCAACAAGCGCACCGCCGCGCTTCGTGCTGTTGCTGATCGAGCGATTGAGAGTGGGATGTCACCGCTTGACATCATGCTTGACAACATGCGGTTCTATGCTTCAAGTGCCGAGGAACTTTTCCATCGTGTCGAGGAACTTGTTGATAGAGGGGATAAGGACGCTGTTTTTGCCCTTCGTTCATTTGGTGAAGCTCGCATGAAGGCTCAGCAGTGCGCGACCGACGCCGCCAACTACGTCCACCCGCGCCTGTCCGCTGTCGCTGTGAAGGCTGGCGACGACGCGACGGCGATATTCAACTTCATACTGTTCGGCGCGGAGCCGCAGCAGGTGAGCGACAAGCCGATGAAGATGATCAATGGCAACGGTAGCGCGCACTAAGGCCAAGCCAGTTGACAGCGCGCAACCTAAGCGCCGCCGCATCGAGTACACGCGGCCTCCGCTGTACCCGAAGCAGCTGGCGGCCATCTTCGACGAGCATCGCATCTCCGTCATCGAGGCGAGTACCAAGTCCGGCAAGACCTCCGGCGCCATCGCGTGGCTGGTCGAGAAGGCGCTGGGCGGCAAGGGCGGCCAGAACTTCTGGTGGGTGGCGCCTGTGTTCACGCAGGCCGACATCGCGTTTCGCAGGACGGTGCGCGCGTGCCCGCCTGAGCATGTTGAGGTCAATCTTACCGCGAAGACCATCACGTTGTTGACTGGTTCTACTATCTGGTTCAAGTCTGCTGATCACCCTGACAGTCTGTACGGCGACGACGTCCACGCGGCGGTGATCGACGAGGCCTCGCGCTTCAAGGAAGACAGCTGGCACGCGGTGCGCTCGACCCTGACCGCGACGCGCGGCCCGATCCGCATCATCGGTAACGTGCGCGGCCGACAGAACTGGTTCTATCGCCTCGCGCGCATGGCTGAGCTTGGTGACCCGTCGATGGGTTACCACAAGTTGGTGGTCGACGACGCCATCCAGGCCGGCGTGCTGAACGCGAGTGAGGTCGACGACGCGCGGCGCCTGCTTCCTGAGGCTGTGTTCCGCGAACTCTACATGGCAGAGGCGAGCGACGACCAGGGCAACCCGTTCGGACTGGCCGCGATAGCGAGCTGCGTTAGGCCGCTGTCAGGAAACGAGCCTGACGTCTGGGGCTGGGACCTCGCGAAGCACCAGGACTGGACGGTCGGAGTTGCGCTCGACACCTTTGGTCATGTCTGTCGGTTTGAGCGCTTCCAGCTGCCATGGGACAACTGCATGCGGCGCATCGCGCTGGTCACCGGGTCGGCGCCCGCGCTGGTCGACTCCACCGGCGTCGGCGACCCTATCGTCGAGCTGCTGCAGAAGAACGACGGCGCGAACTTCGAGGGCTACCAGTTCACCGCGCCGTCGAAGCAGAAGTTGATGGAAGGCCTCGCGGTCGCCATCCAGTCCGGCAGCGTCGGTTTCCCTGACGGGCCGATCAGGGTCGAGCTGGAGCAGTTCGAGTATGAGTACCGGCGCAGCTCCATCGCCTACTCCGCGCCGGAGGGGCTGCACGACGATTGCGTGTGCGCGCTCGCGCTGGCGGTGATGCACCAGCTGATGGCGGAGCGCTCCAGCTACGACAGCTCGCTGAAGTGGGTTGGCGACGTCAAGGTACGGCGCGAGGACGACCCTCGCAGCCGTTACGCACAGGACGCATGGGCCAGGGGACTAGTACCATGAACAGAAGAAATGCAGACGCAGAGTCTCAGTTCAACAGGGCAGTGCTAGGGTGGTTCGATGCTGGCCAGCCGGCCTGTGAGATAGGCCGCGACATCGGGATACCTCTCTGGCAGGTCTATGAGTTCTGGAAAGAGGGGAAGCTGCGCGGCATGATCCCAGCCCACGCTCGTCGGGCGAAGCGACCAAGTAATAATTATCCGTCGATACCGGAAGATGCTGAAGCGTTCTGGGGCGAAGACGGCCGCGCAAGTGTTGGAAAGAGGGACCTGTTGCTGGCGCGACTGCGCGAGTTCCACGGCGACGACCAGATGCGCAAGCAGGACGACATGACGGATAGGCTTTACGGCATGGAGCAGCGAATGTCGGCCATCAACGCGGGGGACTTCGCGTCATGATATTAGTTATCAGTATGCTTCTCATATTCATCTCAGGTTTCCTATTTGGCGTCGGCATCGAGCGTCATCTCATGATGAAGAGAATTAAAGTGATGCAAGAGCGTATTGACCATTTGAAAGGCATCTTGGAGGCGAAGACGGCAGTTGGCAAATTTAATGAGGTAGTCTTACCAGGCTGGCGCAGTGAGCAGAGTGCCAGAGGAAGTCGCGTCATGGGTGCGTCATGATGAAGAATGATCCTGTTAGAGAGTTATGTGAGCAGCAGCTAAGGTCCTTGACTTGGTTCCTGATTTTCTTGGGGGCCTTTCTTCCAGCTGTGTTGCTGCTAACCGCAATCTGTTTGTGGTTTTCCAAATGACCCCTACCTGTGCCCACTGCCGCTTCGGCCATCTCGTCCCGCAGGACATTAAGGTCCGCCAGTGCTGGGGCGGTCCGCCGCAGCTTATGTTGCAGTCGAAGAACGGCGCGAAGTCTGCTAGCTTCATTCGCCCGATTGTCGGCGCGACTGACGACGCCTGCGCGCTATTCCAGCTGCGCGTCGTCGCCTCCGCGCAGCCCGACATCAACGTGTCGGTTGGTGAGGCTTAGGTGCAAGAAGAGAAGCCATGGTGGCTGCAGCCACGACAGAAGCTTCACCACCTGCTGCTTACGGTCGGGGTCGGCAGCGGCAAGGACAAGTCAACTTTCAACATCCTAATTGAACCCGAGAAGGAGACCCACGTTATGGTACAAGCTACCGTAGGCCACACGATCACCAACACCATCAAGCAGCTGGACGGCAAGGGCAACCCGATGCTGACGCCGGTGAAGTACGAGTCGCCTCCGGCGTGGACTCAGACGACGCCAGCGACCGACACCATGGCCGTGTCGGCGGACGGGACGTCGAACGTGCTCACGTCCGCCAACGATGCCGGCGGCACCGACAGCGTGACGGTCGTAGCCGTCGCCGTCCCGCAGCCGGGCGGAAGTCCCGTAAGCTTCACCGCTACTGTCTCGGTCGAGTACGACCCGGCTCCGCAGGTGCTGACGTCCATCGTCATCGAGTCGGTGGTGTCCTGACGTTGACCATCGACCTGGAGGTCATGCACAGCTGATGGGCGCTGTCCACTACCTACGCGACTCGCTGATCAACTTCGTCTCGGGCCTTGGCACGTTCAAGGACCCGTCGCGCTCGTCCGACTACACGTTGAACCTGCTGAACCGCATCCAGCAGGAGAACGCCTATCGCGCGGACTGGATCGCGCGGCGGGTCGTGGACGCGCCGGCGGAGGACATGACGTCCAACTGGCGCGACTGGCAGGCTGACGGCGATAAGATCACCGCCATCGAGGCGTTGGAGAAGAAGCTCCGGCTGCAGATCAAGCTGAAGAACGCGATCATACGCGCACGCCTCTACGGCGGCGGCGCGCTGGTGATGGGCGTGGAGGACGGGAACCAGGCCGACGAGCCGCTCGACCTCGACAAGGTTGGGAAGGACGCGCTGCGATTTCTGGTGGTGATGAACCGCTACGAGCTGTCCGCTGGCCCGCGCATCTACGACGTGAACAGCGACTGGTACACGCGGCCGGAGTACTACACCGTCCAGACGCCTATCTCCGGCGTCGAGGAGCCGCTGCCGAAGGGCGCCGACCCTACCGCGATGAACTCTGTGATGACGCGCGTCCACCCCTCGCGCGTGATCGAGCTGGTCGGGAACGAGCTTCCCGACTGGCGGCTCGCGCCGCTCGGCGGAGGCTGGGGCGACTCCGTCCTTCAGACGATGGACGACACGCTGCGCCAGTGGGGCCTGACTGTCGGCGGCATAGCCGCGATGGTCAACGACGCCAAGATGGACGTGGTCAAGATACCGGACTTCTCGAAAAACATCGCGACCCAGGAATACGCCAACCGCCTTTACACTCGCTTCGCCGCCGCCAACCAGTCTAAGTCCAGCATCAACTCCCTACTGCTCGACAAGGAGGAGGAATGGGACCGCATCCAGACTAACTTCGGCGGTCTGCCCAACCTGCTGACGGAGCTGATGACTATCGTAGCCGGCGCGGCCAACCTCCCGGTGTCGCGCCTGTTCGGGAAGGCAGGCAGCAAGGGCCTCGGCAAGTCCTCCTCCGGCCAGGACGAGCTGCGCAACTACTACGACGGCGTGTCGGCTGAGCAGCGCACGGAGCTGACGCCGCGCCTCGACCTGCTAGACCAGGTGATTATCAGGTCCGCGCTCGGTGGTCCAGACGACAACGTCCACTACGCCTGGACGCCGCTCTACAACTCCGAGCCCAAGGAGCTGGCGGACATCGCGAAGGTGAAGGCCGACACCACCCAGGTCTACGTCACCATGGGCATCATCAACGAGGACGTTCTACGCGACGCGGCCGTTAACCAGCTGATCGAGGACGGCACCTACCCGGGCCTGGAGGACGCGATAGACGAGTACGGCTCCGAGCCGGAGGTGGTCGAGGCGCGTGTCTGGTCGCCCGGATACGACCCGGTCACCGGCAAGCCGCTGGCCGCCGCTGCGCCGAAGCTTGGGCTTGGCGCGCCGCCTCCGATGAAGCAGGTAACACAGCAGACGCAGGATGCTAGTTTGACACAGCCGCATATCACTTTTGAGGAAGTCGAATGACCTTCTACTTGCTTCACAACGGTCAGGTCTTGTTTGAGGAGGCCGCCACGCCGCAGGCGGCTCTGGCGCAGGCCCTGGCGGGTGAGCCGGACGACGGCCTGTGGGAGATATGGCCCACGGTCATCGAGAAGATCAACAACGAGAACTATTGAGAAGAGTGAGCGACCCGTTCGCCCAGCTGCGAGCCCAGGAGGCTAAGATGCTGCTGCCTCACGGCACGCAGACGCTGACTTGGTACGGCCCGGGGCGTAACCCCGTGCCGTACGTCGACCGGCGCTCCGGGAAGCCGTGGCCGTCCCACGGCATCATGCCGTTCTCGAACGCGCCGACGTTCCACGTACCCATGTACCCGAGGGCGTCAAAGGCTAAGGCTAAGAACAACATCAGCGTAGCCCCCGGGTCGCGCTCGCTGGCGCTTGTCGGCAGCTCGCCCATCGTCGCTCATACCGTTACTATCAACCTGTCTCCCGGGTCGCGAGCGATGGCGCTCGCTGGTGACGCCCCGACCGCGGTTAAGTCCTCTCCAGAGCTGTCTCCTGACGCGCAGTCGCTGGCTCTGGCGGGCGCGACCCCGAGCGTGGTCAGCACTGACCAAGTCCTGACGTCCGTTGAGATCGAGGCCGTGTTCTTCTGATGAGCGGCATCAACCTTTCAATCAAATACAAGGACCAGCGCGGCAACGTGATGCTGGTGACGCCGACGCCAGACTCCCCGCCGGACTGGAGCAACACGACGCCAGCGACCGAGACGTTGGACCCCGCGGTCGACGGGCTGACCTGCGTGGCAACCAAGGTGGCCGACGGGACAGACACCATCAACCTCTCCGTCACCGTCAACGGCGTCGTCTACCCGGCGTCCAAGAACGTGAGCTGGGGCGTTATCGTTCCTGGCCTTACGATCGGTGTCTATGGACCAGACCAGGGCGACGCGGGCTGGACGACCATCGGGCCCAGCGACGGCTCGCTGCCGAGCGGCGCGCACACTAATAAGATATTCGTGTCTGACTCCCTCGGCTCCGACCTGTGGGACGGCTCGCAGCCGACTCACACGACCGGCATCCACGGCCCGGTGAAGACGCTCATCAAGGCTCTCGGAGGCACCGGCCCGGGCGCGTACGACCTGGATCACAACTCCCCGACCACCGGCGACGGCACCGGGCTGGGGACGCTGGGCGCAGGCAACAGCTTCGGGGCGCGCACCGGCTTCCCGGACTGGGTGCTGCTGAGGATGGGCGATACCTTCACTGGCCAGTGCCTGGAGAAAGCGTTCGACGCGAGCAACGGCTCCGACAACTTCCAGTTCAACGGCTTCTCCGAGCAGGAGCCATTCGTCGTTGCTGGGTATGACGAGAACTTTCCGACGACGACGCCCAACCTCGGAGCGCGGGCACGTCCGATCATCGTCGTTCCCAGCGCGACCAGCGCCTACGCCATTACGCAAGGTGCCGGCAACCACCACGGGTTTGAGGGTCGCTCAGGTATGAACATGGTCGGCGGTGGGAACTTCGTTGCGATCTTGGGAATTGTTTTTTACGCCGCGCAGCGTGACCCGAACAGCGGTGCCTATGTCGGAGTGGGAAATGCAGTCGATAACGTAGGTATTAGCCATAGTGGCTTTCAGACAGGCTCCTTGATCGAAGATTGTCGCACGAGCTTCTTTGCCTCTGGCATTACTTTTAACGTAGGTAACTTCGACGTGAACGTCAGGCGCTGCCAGGCTGACCACTGCTACTCGACCGGGCCGGGCCACACCATCGGCATGGTGTTCGATGACATCAAGGCTGCGGCTAGCGGCAACGACATGGGCGCCGGCTTCAACTTCGAGGAGAACTGGATTTATTCATGTGGCTTTAATGACCCTGCTTTCACTGTAGGCGATACTCGCAGTCGGAACGTATACATACAGTGGGACACCCTCTTTGGCAATCGGCGCGGTAACGGCAGCGTTAAAAGTGCATCGGAGTGCATCCAGTACCGATCGGGCGGCATCATCGAGGACAACTTCACTCGCGGTGGAAGCTACGGACTGGACATCGGCCACGAGGAGGGCATGCCGGCTCTGGACAGCAGGACGGTTGTCAATAACAACACCATCATGACGACTGCTTCCCCTTTCGGGACCGGCTTAGGCACGGCCATTAACTTCTACAACTCGAACGACGTGACTGCCACGGGGAACGTCATCGCGCACTTCGACCCGTCGGTCGGCTCCTTTGGGTTTTTCGCCCAGACGGACGCGTTCGAGGGCATCACGCACCAACTGACGATCTCCAGTCCTGGCTCTGGCGGCGTGGCGGGCTGGTACGGCGGCGTTGGCTACAACTACCCGCAGTCTTTCACCGGCGGCCACGGCACCACGCCCTCGATGTACAGCTTCCACGTTGGCTCCGGCGGCGGGATGGACGACTTCTCGTTCCATGAGCCTGTCGGCGGCGCTGGCGCTACCTACGGGGTTGGCGACGTGCTCACGTCCGTCTCCGGGTCACCCAGCATCAACACCGCCGGCACGACACTGACGGCGGCGGGCACCGGCGGAACTCCGGGCGACTATGGGATGGCTTTCCCTTCCAACTTCATCGGCTATCCAGGAAACCCGGACAACCCGACAATTCAGTCTGTTGAAGGCATTCCACTCACAAACTTCTCCGGCAGCATGGCTGGTTCTGGTGCGGTCGCGACATTCACGATTGGCGTCGGAGGAAGTGTTACGTCGTATACGATCGTCGGCACGGGTCGCAACATGCAGGTCGGCGACGTGCTCACGGCCTCGTTTGGTGGTATCAGCGGCGTGCGCATTCGTGTCGACTCAGTCGCTGGCATCAGCGGGTGGGGTGTGACCGTCGCGAGCATCGAGACGAACGGCGTCCACGGGCTCAGTTTCACTGATAACATCATCTATGACTGGCCTGACGGTGGACCGCCCACGAACGGCGACTCAGGTGGCACTCACGACTCACCCGGCGGCGTCCCCGGGAGCGGAGCGGCGAACACTTGGACGCCAAACCAGGTCAACCTTTCAGCGGACCACTACACCGACCCCACGAGGACGATGGAGAGCTACGCCACCACGCTCGGCTTGACGGCGTCGGTCGACGGCTTCATGACCGCCGCGCTCAATAACGCCAGGTGGAACTTCGACCCTAGACTGACCCCAAAGAAGATAGGTGACTACGTCCGTGTGGGCTTCGGGCTGTGAGAATGTTCGCCCTTGTTGTCTTCTTGCTCTCGTCAAGCGCGCAGGCGTTCGACGTTCAGGAGCTGGCCCCGTGCCGCCCGGCGGCCGCCCGGTTCTGCGACCGTTCGGAGGGCATCAACCTGAGCAACCTCCTGCGCTGCGGGGCCGTCTTGGCGACCCACAGCTTCCGCGTCGGGAGCCAGTGTCGCGACGTTCTCAGGCGCTACGGCCAACTGTAGGAGGATGAGTTGAGAAGAATTTTGATGATCTCCCTGTTCAGCTTCACCGTGGTGGTGTACGCCGCGAGTGCGCGCGACCTCGGGCAGTATGACCAGACCTCCCCGGCCGTCCGCACCTGGTTCCAGAACCTGATGCAGCCTGACAACCCCTACGTGTCGTGCTGCGGCGAGGCAGATGCCTTCGAGGCCGACACGTTTGAGGTCGAGGGGGACCACTACGTCGCGATCATCACCGAAAGCAAGGGCAACGTGGAGCTGGGCGCGCACGTCTCGATACCGAACAGCAAGATGAAGTGGGACAACGGTAACCCGACAGGCCACGGCATCGTGTTCCTCGACTCGAACAAGCATGTCATCTGCTACGTCGCGCCGGGCGGGATTTGATCGTGTCGGCCGACATAGTTCACCTTCGCGCCGGTCGGGCTGTGCCGCCTCCGGACGGCTGCGGGAACGGCGCGCGCGAGGCGCTGCTGGCCATCTTTGACGGGCATGCCTCCGCGCGCAGCGTCGACTCGCTGCTGTCGCGACTCTGGCTGGCCGGTTTCGTTGTTGTCCCTCTGGTAGAGGACTAGGATGTTTACCATTATCGTCAGCTTCGTCATCGCGTCGACCGGGGCGTCTGGCGAGGGCGTCCTCGACGACCCGCACTACGCGACGCTGGAGCTATGCGAGATGGCCCGGCCGGCGCGCGTCGAGGAGTTCCGCGCGCACGTCGCCCCGCACGGCGCCAAGGTGACCGGCTCCGAGTGCTCGTTCGGCGGCCTCGGGGGCAGCCCCGCGTGACGCTCCTCCTCGACCATCGCCACACTCACCGTCGCGTTCGCGTCGACGACGGAACGTCGCAGCGCGTCGACCCTACGGGCACCGGCCCGCTGCGGGGAAAGTTCCGCGCGGACCTCGACCGGCGCTGGGCGCGGCTGCGCAACATGACCATCGAGGCGCTGTCGAGCGCGAACATCCTGGGGATGGGCGCGATACCGCCCACCGGCGTCGTGCCGACGCGCCCGGGTCCTGCTACCCAGCACTCCCCGCTCCCGGGCGTCGACAAGGTCGCGGGCTTCAGCCACTGGCTCGACGAGGCGCTGCGCCAGGTCGTGCTAGGTGGCGACGGAACCTGGACTGGCAAGTACATTGATGCGACGGCGGTGCTGGCACGCTCGCGCGCTGCGCACCTGGCTGGACCTACTCAAGACCTGTCGAATGACCGCCTCGCGGTCCTCCGCTCCGTCACCATCGCCGAGCTGCAGGGCGTCTGCGACGCGGTTAACCAGCACGCGATCCGCGTCGTGGCCGAGGGCATCATGCTGTGCCAGCGACCGCTCAAGATAGCGCGAGCCGTGGCCGCGGTCGTCGACGTTATCGGGAAGAACCGCGCGCGTCAGATGGCGAACCACATGGTCGTCAAGACCTTCGCCGCCGCCACGCTCGACGCCTTCCGCGCCCAGGGCGTCACCCGCGTCGGCACGCAGGCAGAGCGCGTGCGCGTCAAGGTCGGTCCGTACTACGGGAAGACGCTAGCGAGGGACGCCGGCTCAGACGACGAACCCCGTGATGAACACGGGAGGTGGACAAATGAAGGAGTTGGCGCTTTTGCAGATGAGTTAGTCAAGAAACATGGCCTTGCTCGTCTTAACTTATTCATAAAAAGAGATGACTTAAATATATCGGACTTAGAGGTCCCAAAGGAAAATCAAAAATCCGGCGTAGGCTCGGCAGCCATGAGAGATATTGTCGAGTTTGCTGATAAGCATAATTTGCGAGTGACATTGACCCCTGGACTTTATGATGATCGACACGGAACCACTTCACGATCTCGGCTTGTTAAGTTCTATAAGAGATTTGGATTTGTCGAAAATAAAGGGCGCAATAAGGACTTTTCGATTAGTGAGGGGATGCTAAGAAACCCCCAAGTGCGTGATGCTAGCGTCGGCTGGCGCGCGTCGACCAACCCGAAGGCATCATCGATCTACCAGCGTGCGAAGCCGCCGACCGGCCGGGTATCATACAGCAAGTCGCCTCCGTCCCCGAGGCAGCTGGGCTCGATCCTCAAGCAGGAGGCGCGCCTCCAGTCCCTCGGCCGGGTCGACGTGCTGACGGCCGGCGACGACCTGGTCTGCGAGGAGTGCCAGGACATATCGGACGGTGGGCCCTACGACATCGACGAGGCCGAGTCCCTGATACCCGCGCACCTTAACTGCCGCTGCGCCTTCGTCCCGGCTGACGACGAGCGGTTCGCGGAAGTATCGGATGCGCTGAGCGAATTGCTCCTCGCGCTCGATGCCTATAACCCGGATCAGCCGCGCGTTCCGGCCGGTTCCCCGGACGGTGGCGAGTTCGCTGGCGGAGGCGCGGGCGGAACGGCGCAGCTAAAGGTCGAGCATCAAAAGTTTATACTTGGCAAGAAGGTTCCTCGGCAAGCCGGAACAGAACGCACCAAGCGTTGGGAAGCCTTACAAGCCTATGTGAAAGCGAACCCCGACGCTAAGATGGGTGAGATTTTTAAGAACACGCCCTACACTAAATCTGACTACACGCTCGACCTGAAGCGCGGCGCGGTACTTCCGCAACTCGGCTCTAAGCCGGCGTCCATGTCTCCCGCTCCGACGCCGATAGTGACCGCTCCGGCTCCGACGCCATCCATGTCTACGCCGTCTGCTCCGGCTCCGGTCCCCACGCCCACACCTCCCGGCTCCATCGACGTCAGCAAGATGACGAAGGTGGGAGAGAAGATGGGCTCCAACAAGGGCGGTGTGTACCAGGACGAGCACGGTCTCAAGTACTACGTCAAGGAGCCACAGAGCCCGGCCCACGTCATGAACGAGCTGCTGGCCGTGAAGCTGTACCAGCTGGCCGGCGTCAAGACCCTCGACTACGTGCCAGTGGTAGGTGGAAACCACGTTGCGACCCGGCTGGAGGCGCTGGAGAAGAACAACGTATCGCAGCTGGACCCAGAGCAGCGGACGGAGGCGCAGAAGAACTTCGCCGTCCACGCCTGGCTCGCGAACTGGGACGCGGCGGGCACCGGCGGCGACAACCAGGGTGTGATAGGCGGAAAGGTCACCACGCTTGACGTAGGCGGCGCGCTCGAATATCGCGCGCAGGGCAGCCTGAAGGGCGACGCGTTCGGGCACGCGGTCAATGAGTACACCTCGATGCGCAGCGCCGGGAAGAGCCCAGACAATGCCAAGCTGTTTGGTAGCATGACGACTGCGCAGCTAGGCGAGTCCGTCGCTAAGGTCGCCAACATACCCGACCAGTCCATCCGCGACACAGTGCTGCAGAACGGCGGCAGTACAGCTCTGGCCGATAAGCTAGTCGCGCGCAAGGCCGACCTGGTGACGCGTCACGTGAACTCAGTTGTCGCGCAGAAGGCCGCTGAGGAAGCTAAATCTGCCGAGGAAGCTAAGCACGCGACCCTGCTGGCCGACCCGGCCGCCAAGGCCCTGGCCGGGAAGGTCGGCATAGAATCAGTTAAGAGCTATATCGACAGCGCTGCGCACAAGATCGCCAGCAAGAACTTGACTGGTATCACGCCATCTGAAGCCGCGAGCATCGTCGCCTACTCCGGCTCTCACTATAACGGGGTCAATGCTGCGCTGCGCGCGGGCGTGATGACGGAGGAGCAGCACCACTACGCCGTGCTGCTGAACTCCTCGCTCGACAAGCTGCCGCCCTACGTGGGGGTGAGCTACCGGAAGGCGAGCATGCCGGAGAGCGCCAAGGGCCTCTACCAGCCGGGCATGGTGATCGAGGAGCGCGCCTTCACGAGCACCTCGAAGAACTCCAGCACCTGGCACGGTGACCTGCGCTTCGAGATACACGGCAAGTCGGGCCGCGACATCTCCAAGCTATCAAGTCATCCCGACGAGTCAGAAGTGCTGTTCAAGTCCGGCTCCCGATTTAAGGTCACCGGTCGCGAGGGAAACAAGATCATCTTGAAGGAGATTTGACGTGGACGACTTCGAGCGGCAGCTGGCGAACGAACAGGAGGTTGGCCGGAAGGCCAGGCTGGAGGACGCCCCGCCCGTCGGCATGCTGCCGGACGGGACGCTGAACGTCGTTCAGGAGGGCTCGCCGCGCCAACCGTATAAGATCATCAGGAGCGAAAGATGAAACTCTTCGACTCGTTCGTGCTCGACAGCGTTTGGCGCACTGGCGACGGTTATCTCGCGGCCTACGCGAACGTCGCTCGCACCGGCGTCCAGGTGTACAAGGGCAAGGAGCTCGGGAGGCCAGAACTGGATACAGTTCGGGTCTACCGACCTCCCTCCGAGGTGTTCCACCGGGACGCCATGAAGTCGATGGCGCACCGCCCGGTGACGCTCACGCACCCTTCGGTCACGGTCAACTCGCGGAACTGGAAGAAGTTCGCGAAGGGCCACACCGGTGACGAGGTGATCCGCGACGGCGACCACATTCGCGTCCCCATGGTCATCATGGACGCCGCCACGATCGCGGCGGTCGAGGATGGTTCCGCGCGCGAGCTCAGCATGGGATACTCGACTGACCTGAAGTGGAAGAGCGGCAAGACGCCCGCCGGCGACACCTACGACGCGGTGCAGACCGCCATCCGCGCCAACCACCTCGCCATCGTCCCGGTCGCGCGCGGCGGTGACACCCTCAAGATCGGCGACGACAAGGATGAGCACGGGTATGGGTCATACCCAAGATCAACAGCTGTTCGAGCTAGAGCTAACCCGACCCCTGGGACAAAATCATATCGCCGTAGTGTTGTATCTGCGGCCAAGGATGTTGATCAACTATCCACGCGAGGTATGGGCTTAAAAGAAGCTGTAGCCAAAAAGTCAGAAGATTATGGGGTTCATCCTGAGCATGTTCATGAAGAAGTTCGGGTCAGCAATAATTTGACTAAAGAGGAATATCAAAAGTATTTGAATGAGTCTCCAGATGCAAAAGATGCTCAGGTTGATATGACCGACGACAATATCGACATGGAGGACGACTCCAAGTGCCCGAAGTGCGGCATGGACGTCGACGAGGACGCGACCGTGTGCCCGTACTGCCAGGAGGACTTGACTCAGGACGCTGACGTCAGCGACGACAAGGATGAGCACGGGTATGGGTCGTATAAGCGGGGCGAAGGCCCTGGAAGTGGAAAAGGGGACTACAAAACAAAGGTCGGTTCTTATTCGCTGGCACAGGGGGAAGTTGGTAAGCCGATCGGAGAGCCGACTGTTGCGTCTCATCCAACAGCAAAAGCCGCGATGCAACACCTCAGTGAGCAAATAAAAAAAAGTGCTGGCAGTGGTGTTGGGAAGGGTGGCACATATCATGTTGTCATGCCTGGTGGGCGTGAAATGCCACTGTCTGGTGCTTACAAAGAAACTTTTGGTGAGGAGCCAAAGCAAGCGCGCGGCGGTGGGTACTCTTACCCCCGGTTACGTGATAGCGCGTCACTGCCCGACGACTGGGTCAAGTCGACCAAGGATGCTGCACCCCGCAGCACTGATAGAGGAGAGAGAAGAATGAACGCCATCGTAGTAGTCGACGGCGCCCAGATCGAGGTAGCCGACGAACTGAGCGCCACCGTCATCAAGAAGCACATCGCCAACCTCTCGGCCCAGCTGAGCGACACGAAGGCCGACGCCGCGAAGGCCAAGGCCGACAAGGAGGAGGCCGACGAGGAGGACGAGAGGATGCAGAAGGACGCCAAGCTGAAGCTGGACGCGGCCGCGGGCGAGATCGTCGCCCTCAAGCAGCAGCTGGCCGACGCCCAGGCGCTCAACTCGCCGGAGAAGCTCGACGCGCTGGTCAAGGACCGACTCGCTGTGACTGATTCGGCAATGAAGCTATTGCCGAATACGTTTTCTTTCGACGGCAAGTCGGTCGCCGACATCCGCAAGGCGGCGGTCTCCGCCAAGCTCGGCGACGCGACGAAGGACATGAGCGACGCCGCCATCGAGGGAGCGTTCAAGGCCCTCACCGTCGCGGCGGCTAACTCCGGAACTGCTCGCCTCGCCGACTCGATCAGCCGCTCGCACCAGAACGGCGGCGGAGGCCAGGTCGACGTCCGCGACGCGGCCCTGGCGGAGCGCGAGGCGTACCTGAAGGACGCCTGGCGCACGCCGGCGAAGCAGTAACTAGTTCACGCGCCGAGCGCGGCATGCGCCGACTAGATTGTGTGGGGAAAACGCGCAAACCCAGTCGGAAGCCGTTCGATACGGCTAGGCGACTCATCAACTCGAAAATGAAGGAGTAAGGGCAAAATGTTGACTCCCAGCCCGGTCCAGACTACCTACACCCAGTACCTCACTGCCGCGCAGAACGGCATGCCGGCGACCACCTCCGGGTGGGACATCGACACGAAAATCTGCGAGGACCCCGCCGGCACCGCCGGCATTGGCTTCGGCCTCGCGGTCAGCCAGGGCACGCTCCACGGCGACCGCTCCGCCTGCCTCGGCGGGCTCTCCGGTAAGGCCTTCGTCGGCGTCACGGTCGCTGACCCGACGCTGCCGAACCTAAGCTCCACCTTCACTGACAAGTACCAGGACACTGACAACATGGGCGTCATGGTGCGCGGCGACATCTGGGTGGTGGCGCATGAGGCGGTCAACGCCGGAGACGCGGCCTACTACAACACGACCACCGGCCTGCTCGGCAACTCCAACTTGACGAGCGGTACCGCCATCGACGACGCGCGGTGGATGACTACGGCGGTGGCCGGCGCGCTCGCCGTGCTGCGACTCTCCTCGTCCTCTGGCAACTCCGACGCCGGTTGATAATTCGGGGAACTAATCAGTTCCCCGAACCACGACCTGCGTGGCCCACGGGTCGCGGTACTTCTATTCCCACTTCGCGGGCTGATCCCAGCCCTTCACAGGAGAATACCATCATGAGAATGAATTTGATGGACTCCCAGCAGGCGCTGGGCTTCCTCACTTCGCAGACCACCTTCATCGAGGCGGAGGTGTACCGCATCCAGTATCCGGATATCCTCTACCCGCAGCTGGTGCCGATTGACTCCTCGGCTAACGAGTGGGCGAAGTCGGTCACTTACTTCTCGATGGACAAGGTCGGTCAGGCCGACTGGTTCGACGGCTTCGCCACTGACATGCGGCTGGCCGACATCAACCGCCAGAAGTTCGAGCAGGGCATCGAGATGGCTGGCATTGGCTATCGCTACACGCTGGAGGAGCTGGGGCAGGCGATGATGATCCCCGGCCTCAACCTCTCCAGCGAGAAGGCCGAGGCCTCGCGCCGGTCCTACGAGGAGTTCATGGACCGCCTCGCGCGCCTCGGCTCGACCAGCAAGGGCATCACCGGCCTGTTGAACAACGCGAACGTGACGCGAACTGACGCCGTCGCGGACGGCTCCGGCACCTCAGCGCTGTGGTCGAACAAGACGGCCGACCAGATCATCCGCGACGTCCAGAGTGCGCTGACGAACGTGTACTCCGGGTCGCTCACAGTGGAGATGGCGGACACCGTCCTGCTGCCCATCACGGCGATGGAGCTGCTGGCCAACACCCGCGTGCCCAACACCTTCGGGAACGCTCTCGACTACCTGGCTAAGTACAACCTCTACACCCACACCACCGGTGCGCCGCTCATGATCCGCGGCATCATCGGCCTCGACACCGCCGGCAAGCTTGGCGTCGGTCGAATGGTCGCGTATCGTCGCGACCCGCGCGTGGTGAAGCTCCACATCCCGATGGTGCACCGCTTCCTGCCCGTCTGGCAGACCGGCCCCATCACCTTTGACATCCCCGGCATCTTCCGCACCGGCGGCGTCGAGGTCCGGCGCCCGGGCGCGTTCGCCTACGTCGACGGCATCGTCTAGCGCGAGCTACCTCGGCAGGGCCATGCCTGCCGGGGATGAGTGCGCGGACCGGGCCCACCATCCCCCCTGGCCCACAGCCCGGTCCGCGTAACTTTCAAACAAGAGGAGGATATTATGCCTGACCTGAACCAAGGTGAGTCGCCAGAGGAACTACGAGTCAAGAACTGGCAGAGACCCGCCGCCAGTCGATACAACGTCAAGAACCCGCTGAAGATACGCCGCGTGTTCTTCGACTGCCTCTCCGTCAGCGGCGGTAAGCAGGTCGCCGTCAACCCCGGCGAGACGCTGGAGAACGTGGAGATAGCCGACCACGTTGCGAAGAAGCTGATGGCTGACCATGACGACCTCGTCGTCACGCCTGCTGCTTCGCAGAAGCCCTTCGACGTTAACTCGCGCGAGGACCAGGCGACCGTCGCCGTCCCCGGCAAGCCGCAGCGTCGCTGATAATGTTCGTAGTAGACGGCGCGGCCCAGGAACGGGCCAAGTACGAGGAGATATGGGCCATCCCGGAGTACAAGCGGCACTCCCCTGGGCTGGTCAACGTCGAGCGCTTCATGCGGGTCATGAACCCGCCGCCGCTCGACGGGCTGTCGCTCGTCGACATCGGCTGCGGCGCCGGGGTCGCGGGCCTGGAGTTCGAGCGCCGAGGCTTCGCGGTCCACTGGATGGACCTGACGGCCGCCGGCCTCGACCCGGACGTGGACCGAGATAGGTTCATCGAGGCCCCGCTGTGGGACCGCTCCTGGCCGCTGCGCAAGCGGAACAGGTGGGACTACGGCTTCTGCTGCGACGTGCTTGAGCACGTCACGACCGAGTACGTCATGCTCTGCGTCGACAACATCCTCAGCTCGTGCCGAACAGCGTGGCTGCAGGTCGCGCTTCGTCCCGACGAGTTCGGGAAGATGATAGGCGAGCCGCTGCACCTCACGGTACGACCCTACGACTGGTGGCTGGTCCGCCTGGCGTCAGTTGGGAAGGTCGTCGACGCTCGCGACCTGTGCGGTGACGGACTCTACGTGGTGCAGCGATGATCAGTGAAATGCTCTTGGCATATGAGTATCTAGGCAGCCCAAAGTTGAAATCTGACCAGTCCGGTCCGTGTCTCGTGTCAGGTGGCGCTCCTAAATTGGACCCGAACAAGGTCCGCGAGATTGAGTTCTCGCCGCACTGCCGCGTAAACGTCGACGACGAGACGCTGCTGCGCCAGATCGAGGCCAACATTCGGCGCGGCCTGCCGCAGGCGATGCCGTACCAGCCTAACGAGCAGACGGCCGTGGTCGTGTGCGGCGGTCCGTCCATCAACATCCCGGAGGTCCAGGCGGACCTTATCAAGGCCGTGTGGGCCGGCGGGAAGGTGGTGGCCGTCAACGGCGCCTACCAGTGGTGCGTCGACCGCAACATCCGGCCTTCCGCGATGGTGATGATGGACGCGCGCGAGTTCAACGCTCGGTTCATCGAGAAGCCGGTCGACCAGTGCCACTACCTCCTGTCGTCGCAGTGCCACCCGCGCGCCTTTGAGCTCTGCCAGGGTAGGCAGACCACGATATGGCACGCGCTCAGCGCCGGTGACAAGGAGCTTGAGATACTGGACGACTACTACTTCACCAAGTCGCGGCGCTCGACCGACCCGGAGGACGCGCCGGAGGCCGGTCCGCGCCACTACTACCCAATCACGCTCGGTACCACGGTGTCGCTGCGCGCTATCTCCCTGATGCGGATGCTCGGGTTCACCTCGTTCGAGATATTCGGGCTGGACTCGTGTGTCCTTGACGGCGAGCACCACGGCTACTCTCAGCCGGAGAACGACGGTGAGAAGACGATACCGGTGTGGGTGCGCCCGGAGGGGCGCGACGACCTGGCTCAGCGATTTACCTGCTCGGTGTGGCAGGCGAAGCAGGCAGAAGACTTCATGCAGCTGGTCAAGGACCGTGGTGACATGTTCCAGCTGAACGTGCACGGTCCGGGCTTGATTGCCACCATGATCCGCTCGGGCGCCGAGATGGAGAGACCAAAGGAGAATTGATATGGCTGTTGGAGCGTGGACATTCTATAACAAGTTCAAGCGCAACCTCGGGCAGGCCTTCCCGGTCAACCTTGGGAGCGGCAACTTCCGGATGCAGCTTCACACGTCGGCGTCGAACGCCGCTACCACGACCCTGTCGATCATCTCGTCAGTAACCAACGAGGTGGCTGAGGCGAACGGCTACTCGTCGTCGGGCAAGGCGCTCGCGTCGAAGACATGGACGGCCGGCGCGTCGGCGGGCCAGTACCGCTTCAACGCGGCGGCGCTGGTGTGGACCGGCACCGGCGGCACCATCTCCAACATCAAGTTCGCGGTGATCTGGGCCTCAGGCGCCTCCGCCATCGCGCGCAAGTTGGTGTGCTTCAGCCAGCTGTCGACCTCGCAGTTCAACCTGACGATCAACAACACGCTGACGATCACGCCGGCCGCGACCGGCATCTTCAACCTGGCGTGACGATCATGGCAGACAAAGAGGATAAGGTTGGCGGCAAGTCACGCGATGTCGCGCACGAGGCCATCATCCTGCAGCTCAAGGCGGACGCACCGCGCGTCCGCGTCCGCCCGAAGGGGCAGAACACGACGCTCTCCCCGCCGACGGCGAGCATGGGCGTGAAGGCAAAAACATGACGCTGCACACCGCGGGCGGCACCGGCCTTGCTCCGAGCGAGGCGTTCACCCAGATACGCCTCATGGCGCAGGGGGCGAAGAACGGAGCGCAGGGCTACCTGTCCACGCTGCAGGGCGGCAGCGTCAACACGCTGTGGGTGTTCAACCTCTTGGACGCGACTAGTGGGTTCATAGCCGCCGTGAACACGTGGAAGGTCGTCACCGGGCTCGACACCTACGCCACAGCGCAGGGGTACAACGGCACGCTCACATCTGACGTAACCGCCTGCGTCGCGGCCGCGAAAGCGTGCATAGACTGGGTGGTGGCGAACTTCCCCACTAGCGTGGGGTACATACAGGGCTTCACGCTGAACGCAGACGGCTCACGGACGCCACGCACTTTCACCTCCGTGGAGACTGCCGGGTTGCAGAGCGCCCTGACCGCTTTCATAGCCACCATCTCGTAAATGTCCATCGCGCTAGTCAGCGGTCAAACGGCGTCGGCAGTCAACGGTAGCACTAGCGCCACTCAGTTTGTTGTCCTGCCGAATAATCCAACGCCTGGAAGTCTCGTTGTCGTCGGGTATACTGTTCAAGCCATTGGCATTAGTGGCGCTACCTGCGTGGACGCGAATAGTAACGCTTATTCACCAACTTCTAAAACGCCGTACGTGTCTACGAATAAAGAGGTGGGGGTTTTCTATCTTCCAAATGCCCCATCTAACGCATCTAAGACAATTACGATCTCAATTACAGGAGGGTCGGCGTTCGCAAATAACTTTATGGTCTGGGCAATGGAAGTTGCTGGGGCAGCAGCAAGCGGAGTTCTTGATGGAGACGCGACAGACCTGGGCGGCGGCTCCACTAACATAACGACGCCTAGCTATACGTCTACCTATAATGGAGATTTGTATTTTGGGGCGTGTCTGGCTACGGGGGTTATTTCCTCTGCCAACAGTCCGTTTACTGGGGTTGATGCCATTCAGGCTGGTTGCTACTCTGAGTACTATATTCAGGGGGTTCATGGTGCTCAGGCTGTTGATTATACACAGGGCTCCTCTTCCGGTTCTTGGTGGGGTATCGTTGCGGCATTCATCCCTCTTCAGCCGTCACTGAAGCAGGAGCATGCAAGATTTCGTACTGACACTGGGGCGGTGGACGCGACACCGACATGGGGAGCGGCGGAGGACTCAGAGGCGTTTAGCCCTCCCAGCGTCCCGTTTAGGTTCCGCGCGTCAATATCTGACTTCTCTGTCAACGCGGCCGAGTCACAGCCATATGAGCTGTACGCGTCCAAGAACGGCGGCGCGTACTCACCGATCACGACCTCGTCGACGGGAGGCGTCAAGGCCGCCAGCGCCAGCTCGGACGCGGACAACACGATCCTGAGGACGCCGCACCTGACGGTCCCGTTCGCTGTATCTTCTGACAGTATCGCGTTCGTCGGCGCCGCGGACGGCGGCGACGTTGTGTCGGCGAGCGGCATGACCTACAGCTACGTCTGCGGGAGCGGCAGCAACAGGTTGCTGGTCGTTAATGCCACGGGAGACGTCACCAGCGACATCGTAACTGGCGTCACCTACGGTGGCGTATCAATGTCGCTCGTGGGCAAGCACTACGGTGGTGGCGGCGGTGACCGATGGCAGTACATGTTTGAGCTTCTTAACCCTGCCTCGGGAGCGAACAACATCGTCATCTCCGCCTCAGGAACCTGCGACCGCATCATGTCCGTCGCCGCAGACTATTCCGGCGCTAAGCAGAGCGGTCAGCCGGACGCGAGTATCACGAACGGCAGCGCTGGTGGCAGTGGCACGTTGACGACGTCAGTCACGACCGTCGCTGACGGTGACTGGGTCGTGCTGTGTGAGACCGGTTTCAATGTTGACCAGTCACCGCCAGGCGTTGGTGCTGGCTCAACATTGAGGGTCACTGGGTCATTTGGGTCGCTGGCTATATTTGACTCGAACGGCCCCGTCACTCCGGCAGGAAGCTACAGCATGACGACGCTCCGCTCCCTTGCGCCTGGGACAAGCTCCATCAGCCACGTCGTCGGAGCCTTCAGTCACGCATGACCCAGATCGGCCTCACCGACGTCCAGGTCTTCACGACAGGCTCAGGCAATTGGACTAAGCCTGCGTGGGCTACGCTCATCCGTGTCACTCTCACCGGAGCGGGTGGTGGTGGCGGGGGCGGCGGCACCAGCGGTAGTCAAAATTTTGGCACTGGCGGCGGCGGCGGTGGTGGATGGTTGTCGGCCGTATTCCAGCCGAGCGACTTAGGAGCGACTGAAGCGTATTCCGTAGGGGCTGGCGGGACATCGGGCGCAGGCGGCACCCCTGGGGCAGCTGGCGGCGCAGGCGGTAACAGCACGTTCGGCGGCACGACTGTCGCAATCCATACGGCCTATGGCGGAGGCGCGGGCGATAGATCGGGGGCTTCTCACGGGAGCGGCGGCGGAGGTGCTGGCCTCGCGGGCGCGGGCGGCGCTGGTGGCGCGAGCGGTGGAACGGCCGGGACAAACGGCGGCGCTGTCGGCGGGATTTCTGGATCAAGTGTTGGCGCTGCGAATATCGGCGTCGGCGGTGGCGGCGGTGGTGCGGGCGGCGGCAATACTGCATTCGCCGGCGGGCAAGCGGTCCTCGGCGGCGGTGGTGGCGGCGGCAGCGGCGGTTGCACTCCGCCTTCATATCAGGGCGGCGCAGCAGGCGGCCAAGGCCCTGGTAATTCTGTCGGCGGCGTTGGCGCAGCAGCCTCCACAGGAATGGCTGGCTCCAACGGCACTTCAGGCACTTTTGGTGATGCAGGCTCGGGTGGCGGCGGAGGAGGAACCAGCGCCACAATAGGTGGCGCTGGCGGCAACGGTGGATTTCCAGGCGGCGGTGCCGGCGGCGGAGGAAATACAAATACGGGCGGAACGCCGGGCGCTGGTGGAATTGGGGGCGGTGGCATTGTCATCGTTATCACAGAATGAGCGTCCTCGATCTTCAGCAGAATGTTTACGTTGACAAGTTCACGACCGGGACGGCGCAATCGTGGACCAAGAAGCCCTGGGCGACGCATGTTCGCCTGATCTTGATCGGCGGGGGCGGACCCGGCGGCGGGGGCGCAACAGATACCTCGGCCTCGACGGCGAGCGGTGCTGGCGGCGGAGGGGGCGGCATGGTGATCGATCGCGTTTATGCGGCGTCCCAATTTACTAGCCCGGAAACCTATACGGTCGGAGCGCAGGTAACTGGCGGCGCAGGCTCGTCAGGGACAAGCGTAGGCGGAACTGCAGGAGGCTCTGGCAGTAACACAACTTTCACCATCAACGGCGTCACGCTCACAGCATACGGTGGTGGCGGCGGGGCCGGCGGCGATGTCGCCAACGGCACGACGGGTGGCGGCGGCGGTGCGGGACTAGACGGCGCAGGTGGCAACGGGGTCATCGGAACCGCGGGCGCGGCGGGCACCAACGGCGGCGTGATCGGCGGCCTCGGCGCAGTCGGCACAGCCAATACCGGACTATTCGGTGGCGGCTCTGGGGCCGGCGGTGTGGCTTCCAACACGACCGGCCCGGTCGGCGGCAATGCTGTTCGCGGCGGCGCTGGCGGTGGAGCGGGCTGCGGTAAAGGAAATGCCGCTTACGGGAGCGGCGGCTCAGGCGGCCAGAGTCGTGACCAGCCGGTAAAGACCCACGGCGCTAACGCCGGTGCTCCAGGCTTTGGCTATCCGGGTGGCGGTGGTGCGGGCGGTGACTCCAGTGCGACCGTCCCGACGGCCGGCGGGGCCGGGGGCATTCCCGGCGGCGGCGGAGGAGGCGGAGGCTGTACAGTTAACGGCGTGACAGCAGGCAACGGCGGCGTCGGCGCGCGCGGCGAAATCTGGGTCATACAGTGGGCAGGTAAGACATCATGAGTGACCTCGGAGACCGGGCCGTAGGCTCTACGGTCGTTTTCAACTTCACAACCTCAGTCAACGGGGTCCCGACGACGCTTGCGGGCTCGCCCGCGATCAGCGTCTACAAGAACTCCTTAACCGAGAGCACGTCTGGCGTCACGCTGTCCGTCGACTACGACTCCCGCACCGGCATGAACAACGTCGCCGTGGACACGTCGCAGAGCAGTTCGTTCTATGCCTCGGACAATGACT